CAAAGGCAAAAGCCATAGAGCAGGAGAACAAGAAGCGACTGCTGAAAATCAATCCCAAGCTGAACGATGAAAGCGGAATCTACATTTTGACCAGAAAGGATGAGAACGGTTTCCAGTTTGCGTATGTCGGGCAAGCCATGCACATACTTAGCAGGTTGGCAAGTCATATGGTTGGCTACAAACAGCACATAGACCTGAGCCTTAGAAAGTACAAACTGTATTCAGTGGACAATCCTTACGGGTGGAAGGTTGAATACATGAATGTTCCTATTGATCAGCTTGACGAGCAGGAAAAGTATTACATCAGATTTTATGCAGAAAATGGCTATCAGCTTCGGAATGTTAGCCTGGGTGGACAGGGTGAAAACCGTTCAAGTGGAACTATAGGAGACAGAAAACAGCCTAGAAGCTACTTTGAGGGCATACAGCAAGGCAAGAAATCGCTAGCTAAGGAATTATCATCTATTGCTGAGAAACACCTTACAATCGCTGTTAAGCCCGAAAAGCAGGGTAACAAGGTTTCAGAGCGCCAGAGAGATAAGTTTATGGAGCTTATCGATATTAAAAACTACGAGGAAGGAGATAATTTTGCAGGATAAATATTTAAGCGTAATAACAAACTTTGGCTGTCATTATAGCTGCCCGTTTTGCATTGTTAAGAACAACAATCTTAATATTCCAAAGACAACAATTAAAGGACTTGGTAGATTACACAATGAAATATTAAACAATCATGTCAATTGGGTTTCTATTTCTGGGGGAGGTGATCCGCTGTGGGAGTATGAGAGCCATAAGCCCTGGTGGAAAGGTTTCTTTCGTCAAGTTCCATTATCAATCCATTTAGAATTGCACACATCCATTCTGAATATTGAACAGGATCTAAAAGAGCAGTTTGACCGCATTGTATACCATCTCCATACATTTGAACAGTTGAAATACGTAAAAAAGTCCGAAGATGGAGTTTTTAAAGAAATTGTTAGAGTAGTATTCGTGGTGACAGAGAATTTTACTGAGGACTTGATTGATAAGATCGCAGAATACTGCAAAGAATCGCCGGAAATTGACGAGTTGAGTTTTCGCCAGATGGTGGATGACCATTACAAATCGACTAATTACTGCGCAGAGTATTTAAGAGCAGGGCATAAGGACAGATGGTGGTATATCGAGCAGTGTGATTATAACCTGTATTATTGTGAAAACAAAATATACACGGAATATCACAAGATTGGAGAAGAATTATAAAAAAAAAGGGGGGGGTAGCTAC